ACCTGCATAAGAAAACAATGTGTTGAACTGTGTGCTCAACGCAAGCCCACTGTTACCTGTTGTTCCAAGTAAGTATCTTGAATTGGCTGTGCTTGTGTAATCACCTTTGTAAATACTCACATGTGCGCTTTTACCATTTGATGTATCGCCAACAGAAATAGATTGAGCATTGTCAATGAAACCTGTGCCTGTTGTTGTTGTAACAGTGCCACCATTCAAAGATGTTTTCAAAGTAATGTTTGTGCCGTTGTAAGTAACAGAAGAAGAAACAAAGTACCAAGTGTTTGGTGCAATCGTGTAAGTCTTAGCAACTGAACCTGCGCCAATTTCTAAAGTTGTTCCATAAGTGTAAGCACTTAACACACTGCTATTTGATGCGTAGATACCACAAGGGAACATTTGGTCAGCAGTGTTATTCAACAAGAACCAATACTCGGCTGTGTAAGAAACAGTGCCGCCACCAATTGGATTCATAACAATGTCATTTACAAAACTATTTTCTAAATAGTATGAATACCTGCTTTGTCCACCTGCTACAAATGTGCAACTAAAATTGACACAAGTTGTACCTGCGCCCGGAATTGCGGTAACACTGCTCTCATCTCCAAAAGTAAATCTGCCGTCGTTAGTTCCAATGGTTACATACTCTTCAAGAATTTCTTGCGTTAAAGGATTCTGATTGTAAGGAGATTGGTTTACAGCATAAGTTGCATCTGTCTCACTATTCATTGGGTAGTAATAAAGTGGAGACAACAAAGCAACAGCAGATGCATAAGCATTGTCCATTGTTAGTTGAGACATAGAAGCCAAAGTATCTGTTGCAATTAAATCTGTTTCACTTCGGTTAGGTGCTTGCCACGATTGCGGATAGCGTTCAACAAAACCGCTAAACAATGGATAAAGACTTGGACCTGATGTTGTGTAAGTTGTTGCACTGCTACCAACTTCAACTTGTACGCCATCAAAACGAACTGTTGTGCCCGAAGGTAAAAAGAAACCAACAGTTGCTCTTGGAGATGTTGCTGTCCATGTTAAAGAGTATCTAGTAAAAGTTGTTGCACTTGTCGTCATAGAAGTTGTTGCTGTTGCAGTTTTGTTTGCATACCAACTGCCGTCCCACACATTCATTGTCAATGTAGACGCAGAGCGAGTTGAGTAAGCAGAGAATGTGTATTGCTGACCTGCAACAACAGGTACATCTAAAACAACCCACTCTGCAACGCCACCACTAGCAATGCGTTCCCATGCATAAGTCCCTTGCCATTTGTAAGTTGATTGTCTTGTAACAGTTTGCAATGTTGTTGAAGATGCTTGGCGCATTGCATACCAATTTGTGGTTGCACTTGATTCAGCATTGCCGTCATTAGCATTAACACTTAATGGGCTTGCAGTAAGACTTCCACTAGGTAAAGCCAATGCAGGATTCCATGCAAAGTCTGCAACATTGTTGTCATTCAAAATGTTACCTGTTGTTGGTGTAGCAGTTCCGTTGTGCATTGCGTTCATGTAAATAGGTTTGAAAACTTTAATGTTGCCATACAAAGGTGAAGCGGTATTAGTTGGCGTTAATAAACCATCACTGTTATCTATGCGAAGTCTTGCTTCACCTGATTCAGCCCGACCAAGTTCGTAGTTGCGACCACGCTTTGTTTGTAAAGAATAAACACGATTGCTCAAATCGTAAAACAAATTCTTTGGATAAGTTACATCACTCAATGCAAAGTAGTTGTGCCAATAAGACTTTGCATAACATGCAACATACGCAGGCGAATTGGCATCTGCATAAGGCATCAAACTAACACCGACATTTGGGTAATCGCGTGCCATTAAATCACCGAACCACTTACGCTCAATCCATTAGTAGCGTTGCGTCTGTTATTCAATAAAGATTGTTTTTGTGAAACTCTAAACAAAACTTGTCCGTCAATGATTACAGGTACTTCAACAAAAGTATTTCTTTCATCATAACCGCTCACACGACTTTGTGCAGACATGTAACTGTTTGCTCGGCTGTAAGTGTCAATCATTGAATTTACAGCCTGCGAAGTTTGTTGAGCCTGCTTTTCGGCTTCTGCATTAACAGTGTTTTGATAACGCTGTGCATCAGTTGCAAAACCCAATGCAGTGCTTAAACGCTTCAAAGCCTTCTCATGTTCATTTGTATGTTTAGTTGCCTTCTCAAAAGCACGAGCCTGCTTTAACCATTTCTCTGCATTAGCAGAAGCCGCATCTGCAACTCTCTTCATAGCATTTATGTTGCCGTCAATCTTTTCTTTTGTTAAAGCCAACTCATCTTGATACATTTGAATTCGTTGAATGAACTTGTCCACGCCTGTTTTAGATTGACCTGCGCTTGTTGGGTCAGTTACAACTCCGCCAACATTGTCCAAACTAAATTCGCCCAAGCCCATAGCAAACTCATCTTTTAGTTTTTGGAAGTCCAATTCAATAGGTGTATCTTTCAAATCATAAATAGCCCATTGCATGTTGTTAATGTTTTCAGCAACATCTGCACCTGTCTTTTCTAAGTCGTCATTGAACTTACGCAGACCATCTCCCCAACTATCCAACTGCTTTGCACTTGCATCATCACCAAAGAAACTTGCAAGAGCAGAAGAAGCGCCAAGTATCTTGTCAAAACCATTAACAACAATCTGCACGAAGTCAATAAAAGTTAAAACCATGCCTTTAACAAGTTCAGCAAAACCAATCGCAACAACAACCATTGCAGTTCTAAACCATTCAAAGTTATTCCATGCATAAACAAATCCTGCAATCAAGGCGGCAATAGCCGCAATGAAAGCCCAAATCTCCCATGTGGCGGCAAAGTTTGCGATTGCCATTGCAACCCAACCTGCTGTGATTAAAGTTAAAGCACCAAGCAAAACTTTTGTTAAAACATCTGCATTTTGTTTTGCCCATTTAGCAAAGTTTTTTAAGTAAGGGATAATTTCTTTCAAGATAGGTAAAAAGGCTTCACCCATTGCTTGATAAACATTGTCCAATTCTTGTTTGAAAGATTGCAGTTGTCCTTCGGCTGTTTGACCAAACGCTTCCGCAGTGCCACCAATGCGTTGCTGTAATTCTGCAAACGCTTTATTAAGTCTTTCAGTTGGGTCAGCGATGCTTGTGTCTAACTTAATACCAAACTCTGTAAACAAACGAGCACTGCCTGTTGTTGCTTTTGCAACAAGTGTTGAAGCACTAGCCAAGTCCATGTGTTTTTTGCGTGCAACATCTGCAACAAGAGACATTGCATTTAGAGCCTTATCACTATCTTTCAAAGCGGTATTCATTTTTGTAAAAGCACGAGTTGCATCTTCATCATCAAAGCCAAGATTGACCATTGCATTGCCCATTGCTTCAACTTTTGGCACAACACTCTCAACAGATTGACCAAGAGATTTAACACTGTTCTCCAAGTCAAACATCACAACTTCTGCGCCCATTGCTTCTTTAATTGCTTTGCCTGTAAACGCAACTAGCGCAGTTGATGCAACTGCTAAACCTGCCTTGATACCTACGCCAAACTTTGAGCCGAAACTTGCACCTTTGGCTTCTAAGTTATCTAACTCTTTGCTTGTCTTATCAAAAACGGCAATGGCTTTATCGGCAGTTGCAACAATTGCAATTTGAATTGGTGACAGAGAGTTACCGCCTAGCATCATTACCACCTGCCTTACCTATCGTCTTTCGTGACGCTCTTTGTTCTGCTTCACTGTGTTCATTTTCTATTGCAAGAATCCAATCCAACCACACAGCAGGTTGGTCGTCTATTTGTTGTTTAGTCCAACCCAACTTTTTGACAAGCAACCAATCACGAAAGACAGGTGGTAGTGGATTTCTTTCATCAACACTGCCACCATCAAATGCCCAAGCTATTCGGTTGAGTTGTCGGTAATTACTTTTGAGTCAGGACTCGGCTCAAAGTTAGGCATCAACTCACCTGCCAATGGTGCAACTAATAAACGCAATGCATCACAGGTGCTTGCAGGTAAATCAAGCAAAACATCAACACTCACTTCATCACCAAATGACCAAGACTCAATTAACGCAACTGCAAGTCCATCATTAAATTCAGAATACATTTCAAGTGTGTCTGCATCTAACTCATTAACATCAGTGTTGCGATTCTTTAGAGCCTTTGTAATCAAAGTGATTAAAGGACGGCGGTGGCGTTCCGTAACCTGCTTTGGGTCACGCAATACCACCCAACCGCCTTCAATGTTTGTTTTAGTCATTGTTGTCTACTTTTATTTCTTATCCGTAGAGTGCAGATGATTTTGCATTCTTCAACTGAACTTTGATTGGTGAGTAACCTGCTGATGCGCCAACATCTGTTGTGTTAGCAATCGCAGTGAAGTCAGCGTCAATGGTTACATAGTCTTGACCACGATTTACTTTTGCAACCTTGAACGCAGTTTTAGTCATAGTGAACTGCACCTGTGTCAAAGTTGCGCCTGCACCTTGTTGGAAGTTAAGAACCAAAGATGGCTGTGTGTTGTTTAGGTAGTAATTCAATTCAGTGTCATCTTCCATAATGAATACAAGAGAACCTGAAACTGTAACTGCACCTTGCCAAACTTGGTATGGGTCAGCACTGCCATCAACTGTATGAATAGGCGTTAAAGGGCGAGAGATTGCAACATTGCCTGATTGCAATCTTGTTGAGAGAGAACCTGCAATGGTTGTCGTACCAACCCAAACAGGAACATTGGTAACAGTTGTGAAAGAAGGTGTAGGTGTAGTTGTTGTTGCACTTACATAGCCCATGCCTTTAGCACTGTATTCAAGTAAACCATCTGCACTGAACTTTGTATCAACATCACCAAACTGAGTACCTGCAAATTGGCGAGCATTGAAAGAGTTGTAATCAGTAAGAGTGTAAGAAGCCGCCTGACCTGTACCTGAATTCTTAACAGACATTGTGTGGGTGTAAGGCGCAGATGCACCACTGATTGCAGTGTCACCAAGAACGCCTGCGTATGCGTAGCCAATAGTGTCAGGGAATACATCACCTTCAAATTCAAATGATGAACGCTGTACGCCTTTAACAGTGCCGTAGGTCTCAACCATAGAGCCACGCCAATTGTTGTCATCAAGATAAACAATTTCATCAAAAGGCGTAATGCTTTTGATTGGAATGTAATCAACAGCCGTAACAGGAGTTGGGTTTACACCTGCCGAACGAGATGCTTCTTTAGCAATACCTAAAAAGGACCGATACCGTGGATTAGCCATTATTCGCTAACTCCTTCCGCAGACGCATCTGCACTCACTGCAATTGACTTTGCTTTACTTGAAACTTCTTCAAGCCCAACTGCATCTATCTTATCTTTACTTTCAAAACTTTGTTGCGGTTCAACAGTGATGCCGAGCGTAGGTAGATAACGCACTTCATCAAAGTTTGATTTGTATGTTGGCACTGCAACTCCTAAATCGCTCGGAGACTTTGTTCAATCGCCTGTTTGTAAATAATGCCTAGGCGATTCTTTTGTGTAATCATCTTAGCGGTTGTTGAGACATAAGGGTAGTTGATTCCTGACGGCCAATTTGGTCCACCAAGTTCCACATGCCTTGCATACACAGCATTTGGTCCAACAGTAATTTGGTAAGTACCAAAACCTTTTCTAACGCTGTTGTATTTCACACTGCGTTTCAAATAACCTGTTGCAACATTTGGTGGTCCACCAACTCTTGCAGTTGTGTATCTGCCATTGGCAAGGCGTGGCGCATACCTGCGACCTGACGGAGAGCGTTTGAGTTTAGTTGTGCCTGTAAAAACCTTTTTCATTTCTCCCGTAACTTCTGCACCAACTCTTGCACTTGCAATCTTTACGGCTCTATCAACAGCAGATGCCTTTTTAGCCAAGGCACGCTGAACAGCACTTACACCTTTCATGCTTATCTCTGCCATGTTAATCCTTAGAAAAACCTGCCACGCTATGCAGGAGACGGACATAGCGTGGCAGGGGCTTTTATGCTTCAATCATTTCAGTAACAACGAAACGAACTGCACACCATGTTTCTGTTGCGCCACCATTTGATTGAGTTGGTTCGGCATACTCAATGTCAATTTCAGGTTCTGCACCTTGCCAAATGATTGTGCCTGTTGGGTCGCCAAGTCTGTGGTCACTGCGCAAGTAATCTTTTAATTCGTCAATGGTTGTATCAAAGTCCGTCATTGCGTCTTCTGCGTTGTTATGTACGCTGTGGTGAAACATTTGCAAAACAATTCCGTAATCAACTCTCTTCCAACCACTATGTGCGCCACCAATAGCCAAACGGTTTTCTGTTTCTGATTGAATAAAAATTACTACTGCGGCACGGCTCATCTGTCCTGCCTGTGCGTTTACCTGAAAGTCAATACGCTTAGGAAAAGAAACAAAGACTTGGTTTAAATCTTGAATAGGCGGATTCGAAATAAACGCATATAACGTATCTCTTACGCCTACGCGCCCTGCCATTAACGAATCCTTCTATAAAGGGTAACCATTTCAATCGCCATAGCGATTTCGTTTCCATAACGTTGCGCGCCGTCAGTAACGCTTTGCGCGGTAGTAGTAATGCCCATAGTCATTGACCTATCGCCACGAACCTTTGCGAACGCGGTTGTAACAAGAATCGTTGCTTGCTTAATTGCCTGTGGCAAGTTACCGAAAGTAACTCCTGCGGTATGCGTATAAACTAAAGCACTAGCCAAAGGAACGGTTGTAGAACCGTACGTATAGTTAGAAGCAACGGTAATAGTTTCGCTTTTTGCGCCGTCCCAAATTCGATATTGACTACCAGCCTGAATACCTGAGGCGTTAGCAACGGTCATAGTAGAAGCGAGCGCAACTGCCGTAGCAATAGGGTTATTTACGTAACCGCTTGTGTAGTTATATTGGCAATAAATCTGATTGTAATTAGAGCCACCGCCACCGAAAGAAAGTGGACCACTACTTGACCAAGTTAAAGACATTTGTGAAACGGGAATAATGATTTGCTGGTCTTCAAACCACGATAGAGAACAATCAGGAATCGTTATTAGTTCGTTAGGAGTAGGACCATAAGAGAAACTTTGTAACGAAATAAGCGGATTGTTATTAGGGTGTAACGCTATAAAGCCTTGTGGAGTAAAGCGCGTACGTTGCGTTTCGGTACGTGATTGCGCGCTTAAATTTTGGTTTAAGTATTCATCTAGGAAGGAAGAAGCGCGAAGAATTAGCCTTGTTAATTCAGCGTCTTGTGCGTCCTGATTACCGCCTACTACTAAATTGTTATAGTCAATAGAAGTCGGTGCGTTCTTAAATTCTTGTAGGGTTATGTAAGGTTGTTCAAAGAACGGCGTTTGTGTAGTAATACCTGTAGCCATTTAGTCACCGTCTTTCATAATCCGTTCGTTTTCGTGTCCGCACCGCGAACACTTTATGAAATAACTACCGAAGCCACATTGAGAACACGGGAAACCTTCTGTGTCCGCTACGCCACCTGCGCTCGCTACTCCTAAACCTTCTGCCTTCATTTGTGCCGCGTGTTTAGGATTATCTACGTTAATTAACCCCGAACGGTCAGCCCTATAAACCTTTGTACCGCGTTCTGTTTGTACTGATACTTCTCTTAATCCCTGCGGTGGAATCATTTTGCCCATAACTATCCCTTCCTGCTAGTAGTGGCGCGCCCACTATATGACGCGCCACTCTAACATTAACTATCTACTTATGCGTTTACAATTCCTGATACTGCGCCGTTCCAAGCAGGAGCAGAGCAGAAGAATGTGCCACGGAAGTAAGTTGAGAAGTCATAAGAGAACTGTGTTACTGGCCATTGGATTCCCATATAGTCCTGAACCATATAGTTCGCCCAAACATCTGATACCTCAGTATCAGGAATTGGAAGAGTATATGAAAGAACTGGAGAAACGCCCTGAGGCAACCAAGGGTGAACTGTTAGTGGAACCATCTTGCCTGTAATTTCGTTATACAGACCACCGATTGTTGCTCCACCTACGTAATCGCCTGACTCTGTTTGAGTAAGGTTTAGACGGTAGTTAGCAGTTGAACCGTTCTTGATTGAATCAGAGAGTTGCTTACGGTCTGCACCGTTGATAAGAATCTCGTCTGGGTCAGCCTTAACGTTGTTGTAAAGGTTATAGAACACAGTCTGATATTCAACACCTGGGTTAGAAGTGCTAAATGTTGTGTTGATTGTGTTGTTATAGCCTGAAGAAGAACCAAGAACTGTTGGAAGAATTCCGTCATAACCTGTTGCGTAAGCAGATGTGTCTGTGTTAGCGCGTGAAGCCGCAGCACCTGTTGTGGTGTATGCGAAGTTATTTCCAAGAAGTCCGATAGTTCCTGCACCCTGAATTACCGCAGAAGTTCCTTGTGCGGTGCCTTGGAAAGTACAGTTAGCAGTACCAGTTGAAGTACCAACGTAAATGTTGTAACCGATTGCGCCTGTAACTGCTGTCC